TCTCGTGTCTCGCAGGTATTCAGTGCGATTAATATGTAAGCTACGTAATTGTTTAATGCCTTGCTCAAACTTTTGTAGTGCTAATTGTGCTGCCTGCATGTCACCACGGAACTGATAAACGTAGTACATAGCACCATCTATAATAACATAACGATACTGCTCAGGTAAGTTAGGTACGTCTGTAGCACTTTCTAAGTCATAGCCTAAAGCGTAGTATTCATACACTACTTCGTATGCTTTGTCTGGATTAGGGTAAAAGATAAGTTCACGGCTGAGTGTACGTACTACGTGAGTGGGTGTAGATCTATTGTTCGTACTAGAGTTATACTCTGAATCTGCGTATTTGTCAAGATATTCTTCATATGACAATATCTTTAACTTGACAGTTTCAACGTTTAAGTCTGCGTTACGCTTAATACGAAACGTATTCATATTAACAGTCTTAGCATCGTATGGCATACTGTAGCGAACTTCACCAGCTACAAGCACCTCAGTTTCCTCTACATGATTCCAAGGCCACTCAAATTCTTCTTGATTAATGTGACGGATGGAAGCATTTACTGCATCCTTAGCAAAGCTATAATAACCTGTGGCGGTAATAAAGTTAGAGCTAGTAAGTTCTACTTCATTAAGTCTACGGTTAATGTCATTTACTAGGCTGATATAATCATATGCCATGTCTTACTTCTCCTTAATACGTAGGAAGATAGAACGTTCATACGTAAGACCATCAGCAGTTGTAATCTTACAGCCAATAGTGTAACGGGTGTTATTTGTACCTAACCCAAACCTTGCTGTAGATACTTGATTAGAAATAGTACCCTGAACAAACTGTAATCCATTCACCGTCTCAGCATCGGATACCTCTTCTTTAGTACCATCTGAATCATATATAAACCAAATAGCAGCAGAGATAGTGTCTGTACCTAAGAAGCGTGACCAGTCTACACTGTAATCCACTACTTCATCTTTGTCTTTGTCGGGCCATTTGTATGACATAAGTATTCCTTACGCTGCTATATAAACAGATGTTCTGTTGTCTTGAGGTGCTATAGTCACTGTGCGTGATTCAGGTTGTATATGAACTGTGTTGTTATTATTTTCAGGTATAATATATACAGTGTTGTTTGTTGTAGTTACGTATACTTTATCTCTGTTGTCTTGTACTCTTAGGTAAAATACTCTACCCGTAGAGTAGTCTTCAGCATTGTAGTTATTAACGTTCTCACTTATTGTAACGTTATTTGTATTTGCTGTCAAGCCATCTATTGCGATAGGTGTAGCTGTACCTATGCCTATGTCTTGACCACTGTAAGTGTATGTACCATTACCTGCAGTATTGTTAATATTAAATACAGCAACTTGTCCAGTAGTACTGAAAATAACTGCATCAGGTATAATACCGGGTAAGTACTCTAGTGTTGCAACTTGACCTGTTAGAACAAAGGAGCCAACCTGCGCTGCCTCAGATATTCCTCTGTCAATCTCTTGACCCTCTAGTGTAAATACACCAGCTTCTGGATACAAGTTAATTGACTTAGTAAAGTCTGTATCTTGACCTGTAAGTGTAAAGCTTCCTGTGGCTGCACCGATAGCTCGTACTAGATCAACGTCCTGACCTGTGCTTGTAAAGCTACCCTGATCTGCTGTTACGTTTAGCTGTATATTAACATTTGCAGTCTTACCTGTGAAAGTAAATGTACCTGCGTCTGCTACTACATTAAGTTGTGCAGATACACTAGCGTCTTGTCCAGCTAAGGTAAAGCTACCAGAAGTTACATCAACACTACGTACAGAATTAGGTGTAGCATCTTGTAGTGTAGAAGTAAAGGAACCTACACCTGCAGGGAATGTAATACTAAATACAGAAGCCTGTCCAACTAGTGCAAGTGTACTTAAATCGACAGGGTATTCTATGCTACTTACACTGTCTTGACCTGTAAGGCTAAACAAACCTGTATCGGCTGTAAGTATTTGACCTTTGATAAGATCATCTGCAGCCTGTGTTGTAGCAGTAAATGTGCCTGCATCTGCAGACAGAACACTATTAATGTTAAGTGCTGTGTCTTGACCCGTAAGAGTAAAGCTACCAGTAGTAACTTGTTCTACTATATCAACATTTAATACAGAGTCTTGACCTGTAGTAGTAAATGTACCTACATCTACGGATAGGGATTTACTCTCAGTAAACTCTACGTTTTGTCCTGTAGTAGTAAAGACACCTGTGTTAGCCAAGAAGTTATCTTGTACAGACAGGTTAGTTAGAGTAATGCCAGTAAGAGTAAAGCTACCGTGATCTACATCTACACTACGTACAGAGTTTAGTGTAGAATCTTGGCCAGTAAGAGTAAAGCTACCGTGATCTACATCTACACTACGTACAGAGCTTAGTATAGAATCTTGGCCTGTAAGAGTAAAGCTATTGTGAGTTACATCTACACTACGTACAGAGTTTAGTGTAGAATCTTGGCCAGTAAGTGTAAAGCTACCAGTAGTAACTTGCTCTACTGTACTAATGTTAAGTGCTGTGTCTTGAACCGTGAGGCTAAATGTACCTACATCTACGGATAGGGATTTACTCTCAGTAAACTCTGCATCTTGACCCGTAAGTGTAAAGCTACCAGTAGTAACTTGCTCTACTGTACTAATGTTAAGTGCTGTGTCTTGGCCCGTGAGGCTAAACGTACCTGCATCTACGGCTAGAGACTTACTCTCAGTAAACTCTACGTTTTGTCCTGTAGTAGTAAAGACACCTGTGTTAGCCAAGAAGCTATCTTGTACAGACAGGTTAGTTAGGGTTACACCAGTAAGAGTAAAGCTACCGTGAGTTACATCTACAATACGTACAGAGTTTAATGTAGCGTCTTGGCCCGTAAATGCAAGGCTACCATTGGCTGCAACTATAGAGTATGCAACACCAATGGCCCCATCATCTGCAAGTGGGGCAGCAGCTAATGGGGAAAAGCCAAGCATCGGTTACTCCTACGGTTTAGTTGGCCAGGTCACGCTGTATGGAAAGCCAGCTTGACCTGTTATATCACGAAGCGCCTGACGATACGATTGCATTTCTGTTGACATAGTTACGTCAGACAGTGCCATCCAATCTGTTTCAGCTAACAATTGGTCACGTTTGTTGCGGACAGCACTCTCAGCCTGATCCTGTGGCTTGTTCTCGACCGTGTAGCCTACAAGCCACTTGTTGCCATAGATAGGCTTTCCGACTTGGGCTTGGTCAACCTCACCAGTGATAGGGTCAGTTGCATCTTCCTCTGTCTTGAGGCGGATGACTTCTTTGTTAGGCATGGCGTCTCGCACAAGTGTCTGCACAAGCGGGTTGCAGTCAGGCTTTGCCAGTTCCTCAACAGGGAACACACCGTTGCGACGAGCTATCTCAATAGGGATATTCTTCGGGAAGCTGGTCTGCGGGTTGTCACGGCGAAGGTCTCCGAGCGTGTAAGGGAATTGCTCTACCTGTCCGTTTGATATTTTCACGAGTAGCATGTGGTCTCCTTATGCTGTGGAGTATTGGTAGATTGTGTCGCCAGTATTGTCTGAGACATACATCTTAGAACCGTTTCTTGAAAAAGTCATACCGAGACCAAATTCAACTTGCGAAGCTACACTAAAGGACACGGTGCTGTAAGACGAGCTAGACAAGTCCCAAGCCGTGCTTAGGTCATATTCATAAGCAGTGTCGCTGAGAAATCCGCAAATCCAAAACTTGGTGCCGTCTGGGTTAAAGTACACGCCAATCGGTAGGTTGTCTTGTGCGGACAAACTGAAGTTTTGCACATACGATGCAGACGACACGTCCCACGCAGTTGAAAGGGTGTATTCGTTGATGTCATGGCCCGTCCCATCCGTCAAATACATCTTTGTGCCATCAGGTTTAATCCAAAGGTCTCGCAAAGAACCTAACTGGGCGTTGTAAGAAACGCTATCGTAAGTTAGAGTAGTAATATCCCAAGCTGCGGACATAGAGTGTTGCTGTATGATCCCGTCAAGACCCGCTACATATAGCTTTAAACCGTCATTGCTAATGAAAAACCCATAAGGGTTGCTTGATGTAACGCTTTTAGCACTCACAAACGATGCACTAGCAATATCGTAAGCAGTGCTGAGAGTGTATTCATTAACATCATCGTCATTTATCCCTAAAACAAAAAGTTTTGTCCCATCATCATTAAACTCAAGGTCTGCTGGCGCACTATCCTGCCCCGCCACACTAAAGCTAACACTATCGTAAGAAGCATTAGCTAGGTCAGGGTCTGTCCACACAGGACCGCTAGGAATATTACCAGCAGCAGCCACCTGCATTAACCTTGCGATACTCATGCCATTGCATCCCCTGCTTGGAAGCCATAATACGTTGTGCCTCCGTCTTCAGTATAGAACACCAGTACATCTGTTTCACCAACAGCAGGTGCATCTGGGGCTGTACCTGAAGGCCAATCTACTGAGGTGGGGTAGGTGAAGGTTGCGGGGGCTGAAGAGCCTGTTGTGGAGTATTGATAAACGGCATTTGTCGAATAGCCAACCATATACATTTTAGACCCGTCAGCCTTAAAGAACAGCCCTGTCGGGTTTATGTCTTGAGCAGCAACACTAAAGTTCTGAATATAGGATGCGGTGGAAATGTCCCAAGCTGTACTCAGAGAATACTCATTTACATCGTCGCCAGTTCTTCCGATGACATACATCTTCAAGCCTGTCGGGGCAAAAAATACATCTTGCGGGGAGGTATCCTGACCAGAAACTGAGAAACCTCTTGTAAATGATGCTGTCGATATATCCCAAGCAGAAGACAATGTGTATTGGTTTACATCTTGGGGTGCCGCACGACCGATGACATACAAATAAATACCGTCAGGGCTAAAAAACAAACCTTGTGGAGTAAACTCTTGCGGTGACGTATTTAAAACCCGAACAAAGGATATTGTCGATACGTCCCAAGCAGTTCCAACAGAATACTGATTTACATCCCTGCCACCTTCACCAATAATATACAGATGCATACCGTCAGGACTAAAAAACAAACCTTGTGGCGTAGTCTCTTGTGCTGCGACAGAGACGTTTTGAAAGATTGCGGCAGTTGATATATCCCAAGCGGTTGAAAGGTTGTATTCGTGGATGCGGTCAGATAGTTCCCCGATCACATACATCTTCGTCCCGTCTAACTTAAAAGTGACACCAGCGGACAAACTTTCTTGTGCAGCCACAGAAAAAGAAACGCTGTCGTAACTTGCATTAGCCAAGTCATAGCCAGAAGTCACATTCGCCCCAGTGACCGCCAAAGCAAACCCAGCAGCCGTTCCAGATGCAGGTGCATTGCTGAAAGTAAACGTGGTGTCAGCGGCAGGGGTGTACTCAAAGTATTGCCCAGACGACAGGTCTACATCAGAGCCTGTTATTGTGCCGACAGACTGAGCCTTGGTTGCAGCAAATGCACCAGAGGTATAATCAATCGCTACACTCATGCCATTGCATCCCCTACTTGGAAGCCGTAGTATGTCGTCCCACCATCTGTAGTGTAAAAACTTAACACATCAGTCTCACCATCAGCAGGAGCGTCAGGGGCAGTGCCACCAGCCCAATCTACCGATGTAGGGTAGGTGAGGGTGGCGGGAGTGGGGCTTGTGCCTGTGGAGTATTGGAAGACACTATCAGCAGCTTCCCCCACAACAAACAACTTTGTTCCATCTGACTTAAAGGTAAATCCTCTAGGAATTGTCTCCTGAGCAGTAACACTAAAACTTACAGACGAATAGGATGCAGTGCTTATATCCCAAGCTGTAGACAGGTTGTATCTGTATATAGTATCGCTGTTAAAACCGAGGGCAAACATTTCAGTTCCATCGGAATTAAACTCTATGTCGATCATAATGCCGTCTTGAGTAGATAGGTTGAACGCTTGAGAGTATACCGCAGTGCTAATATCCCAAGCCGATGACAAGTTGTATTCGTTTACATTGTCATTTGCCCAACCACTTAAATACATTTTTTCGCCATCAGGTTTAAACCACATACCTCCTGTGTTAGTGTCTTGTGCGGCAAAACTAAAACTCTGGACAAAGGATAGGGTTGTTACATCCCACGCAGTGGACAGATTGTATTCATAAACACTGTCGTTCTGGGAGCCAAAAAGATACATTTTTGTCCCATCAGGCTTAAAAAATATCTTTACTGGGCTTGTATCTGTTGCGGAGAAAAAAACGCTTTTTTGTAGGTAGCTTGCCGTAGACAAGTCCCATGCTGTTGATAGATCGTATTCATTTACATCTCTACCGCCTGCGCCAAGCACATACATTTTTAGCCCGTCAGGCTTGAAGAAGATGCTATAGGGGGCAATTTCTTCAATTGCCACACTAAAGCTAACGCTGTCATACGACGCATTCGCTAGATCATAACTAGTACCAAAATCAGCCCCCGTCACCTTCAGCGTAAAGCCTTGGGCAGTCCCACTCGCAGGTGGGTTGTTGAACACAAAAGTAGTATCAGCCGTAGGCGTGTAGCTGAACACGTTGCCAGAGGACAAGTCGAGAGTGCCAGTAGAGATGTCACCAACTGTTTCACCAGAAGGTGCTGCCTCAAAGAAGCCATTTGTGTAGTCGATGACAATACCCATTATACTGCGACGCTCCCGTTCATGTCGTCCTGAGCCATTACCCAAGCATAGCACTTGTCCATGAATGCGTCACCAGATGCAGCCTGAACGTCATCTAGGTTTGCGTTGTACCGCTTAAAGTCCACTTCACGAGTGTCGTCACCGGGTGTAGCTGTAGCATATGCTGACAGGTCAATCATCACTGTGAACTTTGGATCAGTCCCACGTTGACGGCTGATTGCCGCTGTCACGATGCGGTAGTAAGCGTTGTTAAAAGCGATGCCATATTGGGAGGCACCTTCAGCAATATCATTTTGAATAGCCATTTGGATTCTCCTATCTAGGCGTATGTTACTTCAGATGTGTGGATCGTAGCGACCCATCTGATGTTGGTTGCTGCTGCACCAGTTACAGTAATCGCAAGACCACCATTAGTTGTGTCAGCGGATAGTGCCATGCCCCAGTTTGGGGTGTTGTCTAGGACAGTTGTTGCTGAGTTGACTAGCACTGTCGTACCAGCAGAGCCTTCCCTGCGGATCAAACCCTCGACCTTCCATGCTGCAC